ATGTAAGGCAGATGGATGCAGCGTTATTTTAAGTAGATATAATGAAAGCAACAAATGTGATCGTTGCGAAAATGCTCAAAAAAGAAAAGATCGTGAAGCAATAATAGAAATGTTAAAAGATGTCACTGGCAAAACTAGCAAAAAATAAAGGAACTAAAGTTTTAGGAATTGACGCAAGCACAAATAGCTTTGCGTTTTGCCTTATGAATAAAGATAAGGCAGTAAAATGGGGAGAAATTACATTTCAAGGTGCAGATGTGTATGAAAGAATACTTGATGCCAAAAATAAAATAAAATCATTTAAACATACATTGGATTTTGATTTTGTTGTTATTGAAGCAGCAATTTCAGTTAAATCCGTAGCAACTGGAATGAAGATGGCATACGTATTTGGTGCTATAATGGGAGAGTTACTTAGTGATAATGTAGAGGTTGTTGAGGTGCATCCAATAACTTGGCAATCTTACATAGGTAATAAAAATTATACCAAGGCGGAAAAAGATGCAATCAGAGCTGAATTCCCCGACAAATCCGACAACTGGATTAAGGGAAAGATCAGAGAACGTAGAAAGCAAAGGACAATTGACTTTGCTAGAAATCTGGGCATCCAAACTGAGTCCGATAACGTGGCAGATTCTGCGGGAATTGCGTGGTATGCGATAAATGAAATTGTGTAAGGAGGTATAATGGCTAAAAGTACAAAGCTTTGGGAAAACAAAGACTGGGTAGTTAAAAGATATTCTGTAGAAAAGAAAACAGTTCTGCAAATGGCTATGGAAGCAAAGTGTTCACACATGACAATACAAAGAGCATTAGAGCGTTTTGATCTTATTAAAAAACCTAGAAAATGGATTAAAGATGGAAAAAAATAGTACCTGCTTTAGCATTTTTCACATACCTAAACTTGGTAAAGACTACCAGAGAAGGTTTGGCTGTTATTTATCATTAAAACAAATTTTATCAATTAAGTATGATAATCTTAATAATGATACTATAAAAATTCAAAATGAAGAAGATTATATTAATTTTAAAGAAAAGCATTTTTCTTTAAATCTTAAAGACTTGTTAACATACGGCGAGATAGGTCTTTGGGCAAGTAACCTATTAACTTTTAAAAAGTTTTTAGAAAGTGATTACGAATATCTTTTTGTATTCGAAGACGATGTGGTTTTAGAAACAAATTTTTTTGATTTGTTTGAAAAATACAAAAATCAGCTGCCAGATGATTTTGATTTATTTACTTTGCATACAAGAGATATGGAGTTTGTCAGATTTAGTGGTGAAGAAGTGAATGGTGTTGTACCGCTTTATCAATGGTGGGACACAGGAGCAGTTTTTTATTCAAGGTCTGGTGTTGAAAAAATATTAAAGGCTGTGGAATCAAATGGTATTGACTGTCCTGTAGATCTTTTCTTTTTTGATTGTAAAAAGAAAAATGATGATTACGTACCTAAAGAACTAGATCAAAATGAAAAACATCCTAAAAAATATAATTTTAATTCTTATGCTCTAAGCCCAAAAGCAAAAAAGCTTTTGTATAAAATAACTTTAGAGTCTAATATATGGTTGCTTGAAAGAATTGACTTTAATAAAAAAACAATATAGAATATTATTAATAGTAAAAAAGGAGATTAATGTTAAAGCCAGTATACGAAGATACTAATGAGTTTTTCTGCCTAGACTTATACCAGCATTCTGTTTCGGCCCCTTCAGGTCAAAAAATATGGGTTGCTTGCCATGAAATTGCACAATTACTCATAGATAAAAATATTTCTTATGGAGATTCTGCTCTTTCACCGAGTAGAATATTTGCACAATCGGACGAAATTGAGCAGATTAAAGTACGAATTGATGACAAATTAAATAGAGTAAAAAACAATCAAGGTTTTGCAGGGGACAATGATATTGACGATTTGATTGGTTATTTAATCTTACTTAAAATTGCGGTTGACAAAAGTAGTAATAATGGAGTATAATTAAATATGCCAACATATGTATATAGATGCGTAGACGATGAAGATCATGCAATTCTTGAAGTTACCCGTTCAATTACAGATGAAGAGGGTTCTTACAAATGTGAAGAATGTGAATCAATAATGGTAAGATATTACACACCTTTTGGGATTCAATTTAAAGGATCAGGATTTTATAAAACCGATAATGGATAATGAAATTGAAGTGGCAGGTCAATTTGACCAAATGAATAAAGTAGTAGAAGAGTTGCTTAAGGGCAACTCAGCTACACAAATTGCAAAAACAACTGGTCTAACTCGTGTCCAAGTTGATAATCATATTCAAACTTGGAAATCTTTAGTTCAAGATAATAATGCAATTAAGGCTCGTGCTAAGGAAGCTTTGGCTGGAGCAGATGAGCATTATAATATGTTGATCAAGGAAGCGTGGAGAACCTTAGAGCAAGCAGATGTGCAGGATGCACTCCCAGTAAAAACACAAGCATTAAAGCTTATTGCTGATATTGAGTCTAAGCGTATTGATATGCTTAACAAGGCGGGAGTCTTGGAAAACAATGATATGGCTGATTCCATCTTAGAGTCAGAAAGAAAGCAAGACATATTAGTAGGAATACTTAGAGATGTAACGTCATCTTGCGAAACATGTAAGTGGGAAGTATCAAGAAGGTTGTCAGAAGTTACTGGGCAAATCGAGGCTGTAATTATCAATGAGTGATTTTGATGTCTTCTTAGACGCACTTACTGGTGATGAATTTTCAGAAAAGCCAGTTACCTTAGAGCAATTTGTCACAGACAAGCAATATCTAGGGTTGCCTCCTTTATCTGAATTACAGTACAAATCTATTAAAGCATCAACACAAATTTATAAAAAAGATACCTTATATCGCTTGTACGGCCCCGAAGAGGGTGAAAAAATTTGGAAGCAAACCTGTTCTGAGGTTATTCTACAACTTGGAAAAGGTTCTGGAAAAGACTATACATCTACAATTGCTTGTGCATACATGGTTCATCTATTGCTTTGTCTTTCAGATCCCGCAATATATTATGGTAAACCTCCAGGCGATGCTATTGATATTATTAACATTGCTATCAATGCTATTCAGGCTAACCGAGTTTTCTTTAAGGGATTTAACCAGCGTATTGAAAAATCACCATGGTTTCAGGGAAAATATGTTGCTAAGGCAAACATGGTCGAGTTTGATAAATCCGTTACAGTTCACTCAGGTCACTCAGAAAGAGAAGCTTGGGAAGGATATAACGTTTTAGTTGTTATTCTTGATGAAATTTCAGGATTTGAATTAGAATCAACCTCTGGCCATGATCAGGCAAAAACTGCGTCATCAATTTATAAGATGTATCGTGCATCTGTAAACTCACGTTTTCCAGATTTTGGTAAAGTTATTTTGCTTTCATTTCCACGTTTTAAAAACGATTATATTCAGCAAAAGTATAACGAAGCAATTGCAGAAAAAGAAGTTATTTTAAGGCATAAGATGCTTAAGGTTGATCCTGATCTACCAGATGGCACAGAAGGTAATGAATTTGAGATAGAATGGGAAGAAGACCATATTATTTCATACAAGGTACCAAAGATGTTTGCTCTAAAAAGACCTACATGGGAAGTAAACCCCACAAGAACTATTGAAGATTTTACTATTGACTTTTATACAGACCCAACAGATGCCTTATCTCGTTTTGCATGTATGCCTCCAGATGCTACCGATGCGTTTTTTAAAAATCGTGCGGTGATTGAAAAAGCGTTCAGCAATCCAAAGTTAAATGTTGATGAATATGGCAGGTTTGACGATCATTTTCAACCAGACCCAGACAAATTATATTTTGTGCATGTTGACCTTGCCCAAAAGCATGACCATTGTGCAGTAGCATTAGCACATACTGATAGCTGGGTTACAATGAAAATTGGTGAAAAATATAAAGAAGCAGCTCCAAGAATTATTGTTGATGCTGTACGTTTTTGGACCCCGACTGCATCTAAATCTGTAGACTTTACAGAAGTAAAGGAATATATAATTAGTTTAAGGCAGCGGGGATTTAATTTAAAAATGGTTACGTTCGACCGTTGGAATTCTCATGATATGATGCAGCAGCTAAAAGCACACGGAATTAATACTGAATTGCTTTCTGTTGCTAAAAAACATTATGAGGATATGTCTTTGTGTATAACTGAAGAGCGTGTGCTTGGCCCTCAAATTAAATTGTTGATTGATGAGCTATTGCAATTGCGTATTGTAAAGGACAAAGTAGACCACCCTAGAAAGGGTTCTAAAGACCTTTCTGACGCTGTTTGTGGTGCGATATATAATGCTGTAGCACTTACCCCAAGAGACATAAACGGCGAGGTAGAAATATATACTTATTCTGGTGTATTTGCAGATGAACTACAACAAATTAAAGATCAATCAGATGCAAGAATAGCTGAAAGCAATCAAATTAGAGTGCCTGAAAAAAAAGAAATTCCTTTAAATTTGCGGGAATTTATGGGTATTGATGAGGATGATCAAGACGAATTTCAAGTTGACAGCATGAGAATACTATAGTAGAATACATCTATGATAGCAAACGGAACATTAAAAACAATAGAAGATCAAGACGACATTTACGTATCTTTAACAGAATTATGTGAATATTTTACGGCTTCAAGCATAAAAATGAAATATGAAGCAAAAGAAATTGTTGGTGCAGATGCTAAATATGCACAGGGAATGGTGGACATAATGTTTACTATAGCAAATGAACTTTGTGAGTTTGGTAAATTTGAAGCACAAAAAAGAATGATAAATGGTCCAGAAGACCTTTTAGAAATGATTGATAAAGCAAAAAGATAAAATGAAAAAAGTACTAATAATTGGTGGCTCTTCAAGTATTTGCGATGAAATTATATCCTATTTAGAAGAACATGGTTATGAAATTGATATGTTGACATATCGTGATTATAGAAAAATTTATGGT